CAACAGGTAGAAGAGCATGCACCAGAATTAGTGGGTACTTCAAATGATAATGATATTGGAGAAATTAAAACTGTTAATTATGAAGGTGCTATTCCAATGTTAGTAGAAGCTTTGAAAGAGCAACAAAGTATTATAAATAGATTAGAGAGTCGTATAAAAGACTTAGAAAATAAAGGGTAAACATAATGGCAAAACCAAATAGTAGAAGTACATTAATTGATTATTGCTTAAGAGCATTAGGTGCGCCTGTAATTGAAATTAATGTAGATGACGATCAGGTAGAAGATAGAATAGATGAAGCTTTACAGTTTTATCAGCACTATCATGCCGATGCCATTGAAAAAGTTTATTTAAAGCATGAAGTTACAGCAGATAATATCACTAATGGATATATTCCAATTAGTGATTTAGTAACTGATGTTGTTAGAATTTTTCCACTAAGAGAAGGTGGATCAACAAGTAACATGTTTGATGTAAGATATCAAATGCATTTAAATGACATTTATTCAATGGGTTATATGGGCTCATTGGTTGATTACGAAATGTCAATGCAATGGTTGGCTATGTTAGATATGATTATTGATTCAGATAATAAACATATTAACTTTGAAAGACATAAAAATCAATTAAGAGTTGATATGGATTGGTCTGAAGAAATAAAAGCAGGAGAATATATCGTCGTTGAGTGCTACAGAATACTAGATCCAGCAACTTATACTGATGTATATAACGATCATTTCTTAAAAAGATATGCTACTGCATTAATTAAACAGCAGTGGGGTGTAAACCTTTCTAAGTTTGAAGGAATGGTAATGCCTGGCGGGGTTACATTTAACGGAAGACAAATTTTAGAAGACGCAAAAGAAGAAATAGAAAAATTAAACGAAGAAGTTAGATTGAATTGGGAACAACCAGTCGACTTTTACACGGGGTAAATAATGCCACGAAGTGTATACTTTTCACAAGCCGTAGCTTCAGAACAGTCTGTATATGAAGATTTAATTATTGAATCTTTAAAGATATATGGACAAGATGTCTATTATATTCCACGAGCATTAGTAAATCGTGATACTATTTTAGGCGAAGATCATTCATCTAAATTTGATGATGCATATTTAATTGAAGCTTATATTGAAAATTCTGATGGATTTGAAGGGTCTGGGGATTTATACCAAAAGTTTGGTTTAGAAATTAGAGATGAAGCAACGTTTATTATTTCTAGAAGACAGTGGAATAGTTTAGTTGGTACATGGAATAATACTATTGACGGTGTAAGGCCTTCAGAAGGAGACTTATTATTCTTACCAATGACTAATAAGTTTTTCGAAATATCTTTTGTTGAACATGAACAACCGTTTTATCAGTTATCTAATTTACCAGTTTATAAACTTAGTTGTAGCTTATTTGAATATAATGATGAAGACTTTGATACTGGCGTTGAAGCAATTGATATTACTGAAGTTAAAAGTACATATCAAGTTGCTATGTCGGTTACACATGCAGCAAATGCATCGTTTGTTCTTGGTGAAAAGGTTACGCAGGTTGTTACAACTGATCCAGCTGTTAGCGTATTTGGTACAGTTCAAACAATTGATAAGATAACAGATATTAATACAAATATTACAGTTTCTAATATTGGTGTTACTGGTTCTACAGATGCAAAAGACTTTTATGTATCTAATAGTAATGGGTTGCTTGGCGCTGAAACAGATGTAACTGTTTATATTTCAGAGATATATGATGTTGCAGATTCAGAATCATTTGCTAGTGATGGAGATGCTCAAAACTATAACTTTGAAGTTTCAGCGGACGGTTTCTTAGACTTTACTGAAACAAATCCATTTGGTGATCCATCGGAGACGTATTAATGTTTAACGGTCATTTTTATCACGCAACAATGAGAAAAGCCGTAGCGGTTTTTGGTACACTATTTAATAATATTAGTGTTATTAGAAAAGATGGTAGCGGTAATGTTATGAACCAAGTAAAGGTTCCATTGGCTTATGGTCCTAAGCAAAAGTTTTTGGCTAGACTTGATCAAAATACAAACTCTGATGCTTCAATGGCTATTAAGCTTCCAAGAATGGCATTTGAAATAACTTCATTGGAGTTAGATTCAACACAAAAATTGGCTAAAAGAAATGTTATATTAGAAAATCATGCAACTGATTCAAATAAAAAGAAAACAATAAAACAGCAAGTTGCATATAATATTAATATGTCTTTATACATCTTGGCAAAAAACCAAGATGATGGATTGCAGGTTGTAGAACAAATATTACCATATTTTCAACCTGAGTATACAATTACAATTAGACCAATTGATGGATATCAATACAAGCAAGATGTTCCAGTGATTTTAACTGGGGTAAATATAGCGGATGATTACGAAGGTGATTTCCAAACAAGAAGAGTTTTAACGTATCAATTAGATTTTACTATGAAAATGAAATTCTTTGGGCCATCGGGTGATCAAGGGATTATTAAACAAATTAACATTGACACAACGGCTGATGTAGCTAATTTAAATAATCTGGAAGAAATTGATTTTACAATTACACCGTCAACTGCGGATGAGGATGATAACTATACGGTTAACGTAACTATAACATAGGTATATTATGGACAAGAAAGAAAAAATGCAAGACGCATTAAATAAAAACTTGCCAGAAAAATCTAAATCAAAAGCTTTAACAAAAGATCAAACTGAAGTTAAAGACGATTATGAATTTTCTAGAGCAACGTATAAAGAATTAATCACTACTGGTACAGCATCTCTTGAGATTTTAGCTGAACTTGCCAGAGAATCAGAGCACCCGAGAGCCTTTGAGGTATTATCCAAAGCCATAAAAGATATTGGTGATGTAACCGATAAGCTTATGGATCTTCAAAAAAGCAAAAAAGAATTATCAGGTGAACAAAAGAAACGTGAAGTTACTAATAATAATTTATTTGTTGGAAGTACTACAGAATTACAGAGATTATTAGGTAAGGCTAATAAGGAAAATAAAATAATAGATGTCGAAATTAAAGAATGAGTTTGGATATTTAGGTAACCCACTGGTCAAGCGGGACGGCATAGAATCTGAATTTACAAAAGAAGAAATAGTTGAATATCAAAAGTGTATGATGGATCCTGCGCATTTTGCGCGTGAGCATTTAAAGGTTATTTCTCTTGATGATGGATTAGTTTCATTTGACTTATATTCATACCAAGAAAAAATGTTTCATCACTTTAATGATAATCGTTTTTCTATTGTATTAGCTTGTAGACAATCAGGTAAATCCATTTCATCAGTTGCATATTTACTTTGGTATGCATGTTTTCACCCTGAAAAGAATATTGCTATATTGGCTAACAAAGGCGCCGTAGCAAGAGAAATGCTAGCTAGAGTAACTCTTATGCTAGAAAATTTACCTTTTTATTTACAGCCAGGGTGTAAATCATTAAATAAAAGCGCCATTGAATTTAGTAATAACTCTAAAATTATTGCATCGGCTACAAGTGGTTCATCTATTCGTGGTATGTCTATTAACTTATTGTTCTTAGACGAATTTGCTTTTGTTGAAAATGATGCTCAATTTTATACTTCAACATATCCAGTAGTTTCTTCTGGTAAAGATACAAAGGTTATTATTACATCAACGGCTAATGGTATTGGTAATGTATTCCATAAAATATGGGAAGGCGCTACAACAAATGTAAATGAATATAAAGCATTTAGAGTTGATTGGCGTGATGTCCCAGGAAGAGATGAAAAGTGGAAAGCTGAAACTATTGCTAATACTTCAGAATTACAATTTGATCAGGAATTTGGAAATAACTTCCATGGTAGAGGAAATACTTTAATTGATGCTAATGAATTATTGGCGTTAAAGGCTAAACGGCCGATGACTTTTAGTGAAAATATTTTTATATATGAAAGGGCTAAGGAAGATCATCAATATATCATGACTGTTGATGTATCTAAAGGTAGAGGTCAAGACTATAGTACTTTTACTATTATTGATGTTTCCAC